GTGGTTCCGCCCTTAACAGCTTTAATTTTCCGAAAGTTCTCGGCGTCTCGCTGGGCATTCGGGAAGACGAATGGTCGTCCACATTTAGTTTCAGCTCAACATGGTCTTTACCCTAAGAAGCTTGCAGCCTCTGTTATCAATATGATTCAGCCGATTCATACACCTCCGGCAAAGATAGACGATGCCATGACGCATCTATCAGAAGCAATGGATTATATGTATCGGGCCTTTAGGATTAGGCAATTTGGAACAGAGATGTCCAGGCTGTCGTTTTCATGGTTGAAAGATATGTATCTTGGTGCATCAGCAGGGAAGAATAAGGGTGTCAGCAAATTCCTTAGGGAATATGATGGTGAACCTTTGCCTACTCCCATATCCATAGGTCCAGGAAAGAAGAAAATAGATACCTTAGAATCTGATCTAGAAGCAATTCTCACCTTTCTTCGCACAGGAAAAGATCCTCCGATTTGGTGGCAAACGGCAGCAAAGAATGAGTACTTTTTTGACTTTGCAAAACAAATGTCGGATAAAGAATGGGAGGCGTTTTGTATGAAGCTTCGTTTATTCGTAATCCCGTCCTCTGTATTCATATTGATGGAAAAGATGGTCTCAAAAGTTCGACACTTGAAAGAGAGAGGATGGGTTATTCAGGTAGGACATAAGTGGCCGAAAGGAGGAATGGACAGATTGGCTCGTTGCCTCGGCATTAGTCTGATGAATGCGTTCAAACGATTGATAGTCGAAGGCGATGTCAAGAAATTTGATCAGACTGTTCTTGAACTTTTTGTAACTCTTTATTTTTCAACAATGCAAATTCATGAGGTTCCTGGAACAGTGGAGTATGAGATAACTCGATTAGTGGTGGAGTGTCTGATGCGTAATATAATAACTCGAATAACAAATGTGTATGCAGATTATTGGGTCTCCATTAGGGGTGGTGTTCCGTCTGGATGCTTTAACACCTCACATATGGATTCCTGGATAATGAGTCTCTATTTTTTCCTTTTTGGTGTATATCAGATTCATAATGCTCCTGAGGATGTTAAGGAGGGTTTGGAACTTCATTTTCTAGAGACGGTTCGTATTATAGTGTATGGAGATGATCATCTTTACAACAAGGGCGAAGGGGAGTATTCTGCGTATTTTGGTGGGCATGTCTTTGCTAAGTTCCTTCATGATCATTTTGGCGTAGTTCTTAGGGATATCTATGATGGCCTTCCTTTTTGCTCAACAGTTTCTTTGGGGTGGGTGATAGACCGGGGTGCTACGTTCTTGCAGCACCAGGCAATACTTAATCCAAATAAAGGGGAGGGCCAATCAATTTTCTTGCCATTTCGTGAGTCTCGTGCGTTAGTTGTTAGGGCCATTTGGGGTCGAGAGGCACACAGTCGTGATGTGTTAGATGTTCTTATGTCTTGTATTGGCCATGCTTATGGCACCTTTGGATCAAATGAGGATGCTTATTGGCGGCTTCGCTTTCTTTACGGAGCTTGTTTAGATGAGTTGGAAATGACCCCCTCTAAAGCCGTACATGAATGTTATGATCGAGTAGATGGCCTTACAATAAAGAAACTTCGTCAAATAGGTGTTAGTCGTGAAGAGTTGCTTCAAGGTTTCCCGGAATGGGAGACGCTGGTGTCAAAGAATGTGGTTGATTGGGATTATCAAGATATTACAACGGAATCCATTGAGGAGGATAATGAATATGTATCGTGGTCGTGAAAGTAAAACGTTTTCGCATTTG